CTAGTTTTGCACCGTATGAAATCGACGCAGCAACGGCGACGATATATACGATCCTATCCAACAAGCGCGATAATCTGCGCTTTAACATCAGCTATGCGCGCCGCCCATCCCTTGCCAAATGTTGACCAGATCGACAAGGACTGCATGAACGCCAGCCGCTTGTTTGTGACGGACATAGCAACATAGGTCTTGGTGGCTTGTATCGTTGCAGGGCCGATTTGACCGTCTTGCGTAACGCCAACAACAGCTTGCAAGGTCTTAGCTGCGCGGCTGACTCCGCTGTTCACAGCATAATCGAACACAGCAAAATCAACGCCAGCGGGCAGATCATCTCCAGAAATACGATCCCAGTATTGCTGTTTATAAATCGCTGCCACAGTAGCATCACTGATGTTGCGAACACTTTGCGTTGGGAGGTTCTGTGACTTTTGCCAAGCATCATAAACCGCTTGCGTAATTCCCTTATTCGTCGGGCCGCCTGGATCTTTTGGATGGTCAACGTAGCCGCCCTCATATTTAAGAACTTGTTTGAGAGCTTGCGCGTAGTTCTCTTTCATCTATCTGCTTTCTGGCTCACGATGTCGCGTATGGTGTCAAGCTTCGTAAACACTTGGTTGAGCACGGTGTTAAATTCTTCGCGAGTAACGTAGCGGCCAGCAACCAGAACTTCGATCTCGCTGACCTTTTCCGCTAATTCTTTATCAGCGCTCTGCAAATCTTTGACAGCGCCCCAGACGGTATTCAATACCCATCCGCCCAGGACGCCGATCACGCCAACGGCGACATCAAAAAACACTTGATATTCAGCCATTGGTGTCATCTCGTCATCGCATTAAGGGGTTCTTCTACCATCGCGTTATAACCCCTCTGTGCCGCGAGCATTTGAGGGCTACGCATGACCGCCGCAGCGTTTTTCATAACTTGCGCGCGTTTCTCTACCGTGGTCTTCATTTTACGGCCAGCCATCATGGCTTCGCCTAATAAAACTGCCATAGCTTTTGGGTCAAGATTAGCCATAGCTATTTTAATAGCTTCTTGTTCGCCTACCTTACCTTGAAAAGCCTTAAAGACGCGGGTGGCTAACACAGCGGTAAAATCTGTAATAACTTGCGGGATTCTAAATGATGCTTCTTCACCAATCTTAGCGGCTTTTGGCCCCATCTGTCCGCGCCAAGCAGCTAAATCGGCGAACTGTTCTTCACGCTCCAAATCACGCGCAATGTTTTTAACTAGCTCTATTTGTTTAGGCTCAAGTATTTGATTCAGATCTTGATAGCGCGGGGCTGCATCTATCGCGCGTTGAATAGTTTTAGGCGCATCTTTCGCCGCAGCCTTGACAAACGCCCGCCCGCGTTGCTCACCTTTCATAACGCCCTCAAGCGTATCTTTGAGGTAAGACAACACTTCTGCTTGGTTTACAGGCTTACTAAGGCGTGCATATTCAGCGCGAGCGGCAGCGTATTCAGGGACATTGGAATCAAGCCAATTAACAAAATCTTTACGCGCCGCGCGTAACGCGTTCAAATCCATGCGCTCAATTGCAAATTCTCTTGGGCCTTTTGTTATTATTCGATCCATAGCTGTCTTCATATTATGAAGATCACGGACTGAATATTCAGCCATTGTTGCAGGCATCTCTCGCGTAACTGGGCGTCCAAACTCATCCAAGATTGCAGACGCAACAGTTTGTGCAGGGGCTGTTTCGCCTATCTTAAATGCTTCACCTTTATTCTTAGCAATATCCCGCGCAACGCGTGCAACATCGCCAATAACAGGACGTGACATTAATTCTTGCAATGTCGCATCTTCAGGCACTTTTATCTTTTTAGCCGCTTCATACATCGGCGCGGTTATACCTTCGCGTCTTGCACGCGCGGTTTCAACACCTTTAGGGCCACCTGCCGCAGTTTCAAGCGCTTTTTGGCGTGCGGCTATATTTGCCTGTTCAGCCGCGCGGAATTGATCTGGCGCTTCTTTCATCGCTGACATCAAAAGGCCCGCAAAACCTGTAGACGGGACTCCAGACGCAACAGCGCCGGCAGTAGGTTGCGTCCCTGGAACAAGCTGCGCTTGAGGAGAACGTAATGCATTAATTATAGGAGCGCCTTTATCGCCAACGGCTTGTTGAAGCGCATAATAGCGAGGCGCAGCAATACGATTAGCAAACTCAGTTCCTTTAGCCATCAAAGGAATTGCAGCATTTTGAATGCCGCCTGCGGCTAACCGCAATGGATCAATGGCTTGTCCAAATTGTTCAAATGGGCGCGCGGCCTGAGATAAACGCGGCGCATTTATTACCGCGCCGCCGGCTTGAAGGGGCTGCGCCAAAGCCGGTGTCCGCGCCGCTGTGCGTCCAGCCGCGCGAAGTCCGCCTCCAATACCACTAGCGATCATAGAAATATCAGCCATCGTTCCTACAGGATCTGTGGCAATAGCTTCTTTCCAGCCGTCTTCTGTAAAATATCGAGCATAATGCCCGCCTGCCGCTTCAGCGGCTTGTTGAGCCTGCGCGGCGAAGTCAGGATTCTCTAATTTAGAAAGATATGCAAACGCAGTTGTTGGCAGCGCTTTCTCAGCTACCTTTCGCATCGCGCCATACCCTGTTAATTCCAAACCTCTAGCAGTTTCTGGAATATTCATAGGGTTAAGCATAGACAGCGTTTCAGCGCCAAATTTATACCCACTGGAAGGAATGTTTGTGACGCCTTCCAAAATGGCTTCAGGCCATGTGCGGCGTTGATAAGGCATAGCGTCTTCAGTTACTGGCACTTGCGGCGCAGCTTCAGTGGAGACTGCACCAAACTGACGCGCAAGAGCGCCGTAATCTGGGCCTGCCGCTGTAGGTTGTTCTTCCTCTCTAAAGTAAGGAAAAGATTTTCGAAGTTGCGCTGCCTGTTCAGGCGCAAAAGATACTTCGCCCGCTACATCGCTTTTAGCGCCAAATCTTTTAGCGATTGCAGCGTAGTCAACCATTATCGTTTTCCTACTTCCATGCGCTGGATATAAGTTAAAAATTCAGTTGCTTGTTTGCGATCACTGAAAGTATGTGCTGAACCAGTAGGATCTGTTACGGTAAATCCATTTGGTGATTCTTCGACACGCTGACGCATGACACCTTCAGTTCTAATACCTTGCGGATCATACGGGTTCTTATACTCTACGCCTAATAAACGTGTAGCATTTCGTTTAATGCTACGATAAGCATTTAAACGCTCGCCGATAGTCAAATCGGAATTGCCAATATCACCGGCTTGCTTTTCAAAACGATCTGCTTCAGACGCCGCCACGCCGGCTGTTGCAAGTCTATTACCCGCAAAAGCTTGCGTAAGGTCAGCCGAGATACGCTTAAGATCTGTATCAGCTCGCGCTGCCGCGCTATCGCGGCCAAATTTACGCGCAATATCAGTTCCTTTTGCGCTTAACATACCGCTAGACGCGCGTCCTAATACAGGCTCAATAAGATCCACGCCCGTGTCGGGGTTATATGCACCGGCAGTTAAGATCTGTTGCATCACATCTTGACGACCACGTTCAGGTGAACCTAAAGGCGCGGCAGCTCGAATGCCTGTTAAACCTGCGTTTCTTGGCGCGCCTGGAGGCGCGGTCATGTCTACGCGAAGATCTGGTTTAAGTTGTCCTGGCGTAGGCGTAATAGGAACACCCGTCGTAACAGGTCGTTCTCCAGGCTGCGCGGGATATGTTAGCCAATTCTCGCCAGTGTCTTCATTACTTTGAAGTACCGCGCCAGGAACTCCTGGCATTGGTTGGCTATGAATGCGCCCACCAGTAGCCAATCCTTCAGTGCCAGGAACAACTTTGCCACCTTCTTCAGGTGCATATTTACGAATAGCGACTTTTTCTTTAAACCCTGTTTTTGGATTTACGCGGTCTACATATTCAATTTCACCACGACGTTTTTGTTCTTCTTCAATTTGTTTACGATATGAGTCCGCTGTGTTAAGGTATTTTTGAATTTGTTTTTGGTCAAAGTTTTCAGGTAAATGTTCCGCTATTTTTGGATCGTATCTTCGTACTTCTTCTTTTAAATCCGCGTAATTATTTTCATCCATATTAGATAACAAATCGCGCGCTATCCCAGTTCTTTTAGTTACAAGGTCTAACATCGCAGAGTCAGCTTTTGCTAAAGCTTCTTTACCTAATCTCTGTTCTTTAATGCCTTGGGCTTCTTTTTCTGCCATTTCGTATGGCAACATTTGTTGTCTAATACCTAACATCCCGCGTTGATTTGCAGCCGTAGCAGCGTGCATAGCAGCTTGTTCTTGCGCGCTCAGAACGCTTAATGCTTCAGGTAAATAACCAGCTTTTGCTAACGCATTATAGGCTGCGGGCGATCTAATGTCCGCGCCGCCTAATATGCCAGTTAATTGATTTTGACGCTCCATCTCACGCTGCAACTTCTCATATTCAAGCTGTTGAAGCTGTTGCTGTTGAGCGCGAGCGCCCATCATCTGGTATTGCGCCAGCATGTTCGTAAAGTCAGTGGGCGTGTTCGCTAGAGCGTTGCGCGAAGCTATTGTGTAATCAACTGGCATATTTAAGTCCTATAGGCTGTTGGCGCGCCTTGAAAACCAGGGCTAAACCCAGCGGCATAAGATGGCATACCGTTTAAATAACCTGCTTGGTTAGCGTATATGGAAGATCTGCCTTGAGGCGCAAAACGATCCGCCATGCCATATGCCATCATAGCGTTAACTGGCGTGTTAAGCGCGCTCTGAAGCGCTGACGCGCCGCCCATGTAACCTGAAGCGCGGGCAGACGCTGCGTTCTCCATGCCGGTCGCATACGGATTAGCTGCCGCTAAAGCCGTCATTTGAGGGCTTGCAAGCCCTGTATACGCGCCTGCTATTGTGCCGCCAGCATTAGAAGCTAGATTACCGAGATTAGCTCCAGCCGTCGTTGCAGCCTGTCCTAAATTAGCGCCGGTGCTAAATGCACCTTGAGCGATGTTGCCGCCTGTAGTCAGCGCGGCTTGGCCGAGGTTAGCGCCGGTCGTAAATCTATTACCGGCTAATTGATTGCCTGTAGTTCCTGCAAGTTGGGATACTGTCCCCGCCGCGCCTGCGCCTGTGCCAGCAATATTTTGCAGCCCTTGGGTAACAGCTAACCGATTAGCCATAAAACGATTATAAGCATTGCCATATTCTTGACTTGCTAAACCTTGACCAAAACGCTCGGCTGCTTTTAATGCGCCGCCTGACCCCGCTGTGCCGCCAGCGCGAGCCATATTGAGCATAGATTGTTGACCCTGTTGTTTAAGAAATTCATACGCAGGGTCTAATTGAAGTTGTTCATACGTAGGCTGTTGTGTATATTCGCCGCCCTGTCCATACAGTGCTGATAGACGATTAATTGCGCCTGCGCCCGTGGTCGTATAAGGCTCTTGAGCTGCTACGCCTTGGCCGTAAAATTGGCGGGCTATATCTTCGCCCTGTTGGGCTTGGCCTAAAATATCTGCGCGGCCACGGCCATAATAATCTGTTAGCGCCCCAGCGCCTCTACCATAATAGTCCTCTAAATCCTGTCGGCCTTTGCCATAAAACTCTCTTACGTCGCCAGTGCCTTTATCATAAAATTCACGGCTTGCCGCTGCGCCTTTCTCGGCCATCTGGCGCGCTTGCTCAAGCGCTTGTTGTTGAGCGATATAACCCAACATGCCGCTTTGTTGAGCGGCTTGGGCCTGTGTGCCAGCCGCACGTTGTGAAGCCGCATAGCCAGCCCCGCTACTAAGCGCGCTTGCTGCGGTGCTTCCTAAAAGGGCTAGTGTGAACGGATCCATAATGCCTCTTTATATCACGAGTTACTTAAAAATCTAACTGTTGGTGCCTGTGCTACCCCGACGACCTCATTACGGAAGGACTCAGTTGCCGCTGCGCCCTGCCGAACTTCTTTGGCGACCTCGATCTGAAGCATAGGTAGCGCTGCCACAGCGCAAACCCATTCGTCTACTTCTTTGCCCGTGTTGGGGTTTGTGCCCCGTAACAATGTGAACCACGCGCATTTTAACTGCACGCAGTCTTTCTTAATCAAAGGGCAAAAAGTTCCGTTTTTCAGTTCCATGTTAATTCTTCGTTGCGATGATTACGTCTACATACTGAACAGCAAGATTGATACTTGGTGCGCTGAAGCCGTGGCTGTGACCGCCGCTGCTGCCGGTATTGCCAATAGAAGTTGATGCGCTCAAATTAGCATTTCCTGTGCCTGTGGTGCCTGTCTGATTACCAGTATATGAAGCGCCAACAGCAAGACCACCTGAACCACCAGCGACAATAACGCCGCCGAATGTATGAGTATGTCCGCTGTCTGATACCGATGTAGACGCGCTATGGTTATGTGAAGGTATATCAGCGGTCGTCAGTGTATAGCTGGCAACAGTGCCAGTGACAGCTTGAGACGCAAAAGCCGTTGTGAAAGCTACCGAACCGCCTGACGACGCTGCGCCAGATACGACGCGGAGCGCTTTGTTGTCGTGCGTTGTTGATTTCGTCCAGCCTGTCGGAGCGGTCGTTTGAGCAAACAACATCGCCGTGCCGGACGGTATATTCGCCCATGCGCCGGTAAAGCTAGTCGCCGTAACAGATCCAGTAAAGGTAGATCCGCTAGAGTTAATAGTAAGCCGCGTTCCGGCGTTAGTCTTAACCGTAAAATTACGGTCGTCGCTTACATCAAATATAGAGTCTGTAGAATCCGCAGACATAACTGTTCGAGCCGTGCCGCCAGATGTCGAGATCTGAATAGCGCCGCCAGCTACGTCAATAGCGTTTGCGGGTGTTGCGGTGCCAATACCTACCTGACCTGTCGTGTCAACGACGAATGGCGATGAGTCAGGATCGGCTGAATCTTGAACTCTGATTGCAGCGCCAGCGCCCGTCTGCGTAACAAGAAGCGCAGGGCCGGAAGTGTTGGCCGAGATGGTGACGTTACTGGAAAAGACTGGCGACAGAGCCGTCGATGGCGCGGCGATATTATCGACCGTCCAGATTTCAGTGCCATTGGCGTCGGTTAGTTTAAACTTATAGTTGGCTGATGACAGCCAGATATTAGCTTCGCCACGGGAATCCAAAACAATAGGATTACTGTTCGCCGTCGCTGCGGTCGAATCCGTATAGGTCGCTTGCGGCGTGGTCGTGCCAGCTTCATAAGTATAAAGAAAACCGCCAGCAAGCGGTATGCCTGCGGCGTCAATAAACTGAGCTTTTGCGGTTGGCGTTACGACGGCCATTTAGACACCTACAGAACTTGTTACGGTCAGATTGACCGAGGGGATGGCGGGAACAGGACTGGATGCGGCAACTGCGGACAATCTAACACCTGTGTTGTCCGTTGACCACATAATCTCAAAGTAATCGCCTGCGGTGAGGTTTATCACGAAATTTCGCGCAGCGACAGCGGCAGCGGTAGAACTTGCCGCAACCAGAATTTTAGCGGCTGAAGTAGAAGTAGTGCCATTAACGCGAAGCCAGGTATAAATGTTCTGCGCCGTGACGGCAGTATTGCTAAGTTGCGCTGTGAACTGGATGTTATAGGTAGCTGTATTATCTACAAAAATCTGTGACGTTGTTGTGCCAACATAAACACCATAATTAGATACTGTAGTGTCAAACGTCATGCCGTAGCCGGTATTAATCGCCGCTGCCGTTTGCGTTGCAGAGCTAGAAAAAGAGCCATATCGCCGCCCCGCTTCGAGGGCAATGTAGGTATTAAAGAACCAACGATACCACGGGCGATTAACGAATCCCGTATTGTCGTCGTTCATTTTAACGCGCGCCGCAGGGACTTGTGTGTTGTTATCGACCAGATTAGGCATTGGTCGGACTCGCGTGCAACTCAGCGCCCATGATCGCTATCTGCACAGGATCCGTGCCGGAGATCTCATAAACTCTATCGCGCAACTTGAGCGTCATGCCGAGCCGACGCCAGATCGTGCGGTAGCCCGTTTGGCCGATCTGACCCATAGACTTCCAGTGCTCATTCGACCATGTGTGACCGCCATCATCAGACCAGCGCAGCATGACCTGCGGATCAGCGCCGATGGTGATCGTGTATTGAGCGTAGTCGCGGATCTTTAAAGCAGACCCAGCGCGGTCAAGAATAAAATCGTGTGCGCGATCATAAATATAAATAATATCATTGACTTCCGCCTGACTATACCCTGAAATCCCCACACCGGCCTGACAATCAAGCTGAAGACTATGTTGCGCCGAACGGTTTAAATCGTTCTGACCTGTTGGCAGAGCACGCCATGAGCGCAACCATTTTTGCGTCGTGCCAGCCTCAGAGTAGACAGTCGGATCATAGGCAAATATCTCGCCTGTGCGGTAGTCGCCGATAACGATCTCGTTGTTGTAGTTCATCTGACAATTACCGCGAGTGCGGGTAAATGCGTTATTTTCCCAACCAGCGCGCTCATGCCATGCGCCAGTCGCCACGTCATAGACCCATGTCGTGTTAGCGTTCGGGAAGTTCAAAACGTAAAAACTATGGCCGTCTTGCTGATAGGTATATCCTACAGCGTCGGCTAGTGTTGAGTATTGTTGGATCTGCCACTCAACCGCATGGGTCGAGACGCGCTCGCCAGAGTAGCCTTTTGAACGGTAGACGATACCATTACCGCGCGCGTCAGTGCCAAGCCAGAATAGGCCGTTGTCGAGCTTGGCGACTGAATAAGCCGCAAGACAACCTATTTCGTTAAATGCGCCTTGGATACGCGCTAACGGAAAATCGGGCAAACCGGCGTCATACCAGACTTCGACTGAGTTTGTTCCAAATAGCCATACTTCGCGATGGTCTACGATTAGCGTAACAAGATTGTCTGGCGAACCTTCAGCGCTGGCGAAGTAAAGTGGATCGACCGTCGTGCTTGTTGAATCCAAAACCCAGAAAATCTGACTGTCTGGTTGGTTATAGACAAACCAACCATCCAGAAATCCGCATCCGACAGCGCCTGCGAAGGGCGAAGTAAGCTGCGTTAAGAAAGGTGTAAAGGTCAGCGTGACGCCAGTATTGGTAGCCGTAGCTGCGGCAGACAACACGAATGTCGTGGGGTTGGTTACGCTGGCTACCGTTGCGCCGGTTGGGATACCTGTGCCGGACACTGGCTGACCAGGGTAAAGATATGTTGTATCGCCGCCCGATACGGTCGTGCTTGCGTTCGTGGTATTAAAGGGCAGCTCTTGATAGGTGCTATTATAAATGTAGCCGTTCGTTCCGGCGGCAATAAACATCTGCCGACCATTGTCGGTCATGTTGACTTGACTTGATCCTGAGACGGTTCCTATCGCGGTATAGTTCCAGTCAGAATCAATACGGTATAGGGTCGTGGCTGATACCGCATAGCCATAGGATGTCGTTGCTGATTCGCCTGGGGCTGGGTCTATCGTGTCGCTTGTAAACGTCCAAAGTCCACGAACCGGCCCTGCGCCTAATGTCTGAAGAAAGCGCAGTCCTGGCGCGCGTTGTAACCAAGCAGCCTGCTTACCGCCTTCAGGCACAACTTCAGGGAACAGGTTAACCATGCGGTTGTCAGCCGCATTTGGGCTGCGGGTGACATAACTAGAGCCAAGAATAGGCGTTGCGACCATCAGTAGTTGCCCGCATAGATGTTATAGCGCTGACGTGTGCCGACAATGCTGTAAGGCAGAGCCATGATGTCGTCAGGGTTATTGATGCGCTTCAGATTGCGCTTGCTATACATGGCGATCCGGCTGACCGTAGGCGATGGCTCGACGCCAAACTCAGGGGCCAGCTCGCAAGCCAGATTGTAGCGGAACGCCCGCAGATACCCAGGCGGGAAAAGGATCGCCGTTGCTAGATTAGCAGGCTGCGATAGCTTTTCGACTGAAATGAAATGCCATTCTAACAGTCTTAAAGGGACTGGATAGATGACCATATCAATGTTTGGATAGGTCATATTGGTGAATATGACCTGTGGGTAAGTAGACGTTACGGTCTTAACCGCAATGCCGTCATACTGTTGCTGATTGATAAATTTAATGCCGTAAGAGACGTTAGTCTGTGGATCGCGGAAGTAAGTCGCGTCATCCAGCAATACAGGACGTAAACCCACAAAGTCGCCGGTCGGCCCCAGCGTGCGGTTGCGCTCGCCTGACGGCCAATTGAATACTTGATCTTGAGTTGAGAACACCGACAATCGTTCGGTATTCCAACTGTCGATCATCTGGTTCAGAGCAAATAGCGCGTCATTCGCTGTCTCGGACGAGGGCGTTTCGCCTTCGGCTAACACTCCGAGGAGCCTCAACGCTCCCACTATCTGATCGTAGCAACTGTATGTCGTCATTTGGGTCGAACCTCTCCCAGCCGTTCTCAATATCGGCTTCGGCCTCTAGGTCGAGACACGCCACTTTAACCCCATGTTCGGGGTGTTTCAAATAAATAACAGCCATTGGTTACTTTCTAAAGAAATACAGCGGCCCGTAGGCCGCTATATATTAAGATACCGAAAATTCCAGATTATAAACAGGGAATGTAACGGTGTTAGCAAGCGTTCCAGAAACCGTCGCGCGGATACGCAAACGATCACCATCAGCAACAACCAGATTGGCTGCGGTGCCGTTGAGCGTCAGTGTGCGTTTGCCATTAGCAACAATCGCTGAACCGCCCGTTGCTTTGGTCGTGTTAGCGTCAGTAGCCGCCAACATAGCCGCTGAACCAGCGCCAGCCTGACCAAGATTGGTAATGCTGAACGTGATGTAGTTCGTGTCACTAGTAGCCAGAGCGTCTACGCCAGAAAAGAGCGCCGTAGTAAGAACACCCGCAGAGGCCACGATGACAAAAACATCGTTGGTTCCGCCGGTGGTCGTAGCAATCGTCGCGCCTTGCTGACTCTCAGAATAGCCGCTGTAGATATTAGAGAGAACTTTGGTTGTAGAGTCCAGCGTCGCTCCAGTGATCGTCGCGCCCGTAATGGTTGTGCCAGCTACGAGTTCAGGATCAGAAAAAGCAACACCAACTGCTTTGGTGTTTGGCATGGAGATGTCCTCTAAAAAAGAGTGGGCTTGCGCCCACCCTAACTATACAACGCGGTAAAGCGTCCAAGCGCCAGCGCCGCTCTTACGGGCGATAAAAGAAGCGCCCGTCGTAACTGGAACGGTCATCGTCAATGAGCCCGAAACCGTCCAGCCAGTGCCAGCGGCAACGATAGCCGTAGCTGTCGAAGTGCCGAGGTTTACCAGATTGAACTGATAAGTTGCACCAACTTTAACAGCCGATGGGATTGCAGCCTCAAACAGGGCAACAGTTGGCAGAGTATAGGTCTGCGCGCCGCTGCTTACGCCTGAGTTAGCGAGGATAAGGCCATTCAATACTTGATCTGCCGTCAATGTCGCCGTAGCGGCGATAGAAACAGGAGCTGAAGTATTGCCGAAGTCAGCTTCGTCGATGTTGCCTGCGCCGATCTGATAGCCGCCTGTGCCGGTCGAAAGAGCCGGATCTGGGCCAAGAGTCTCGAGCGGATAAGCAGCGCTCTGTGTAACAGGATTATAGGACATGGATTAAACTCCAAAAAGATAGGAAAGGGTGGCTCTAAAGAGCCACCGCTTATTAGCCCCAAAGGCGAACGGCCATCTGCGGACGAATCACGCTGTAGCCATAGAGCACGTCAATACGGCAAGGCAGACGGTCGTTGTTGATGTCATACTGACGAACAACGCGTAAGCTGATGCCATTGTGAACCTGACGACTTGCCATGTCGACGCCCTGCGGAAGCAGAAGATCGGCGGTAGCGAAGGTGATCGCGTCACGATGATAGATCAAGTTCTGCGGATACTGCGTAGAAGGAGCACCGAGGAACGTGACTGTCTTGCCAGACTGTGGCAACACATCGACCGTAGCGAGAGCATGTGAGGCCGAATACATCGCGTTGACCTGAACCGTAGCAGTTGTCGACGCGGTAACGTCAGCAAGAGCAACGAACTGGAACAGCGAGCCGGTTGACTCACGGGTTTGTGGGT